GCGTGGATACGCAGCTCTGAATCCTCTCAGTGGAAAGGTAAAGAGTCCGCGGATTCGGAACGAAACGCCGAATCGGTGGACGCCTGCGCCTATACCAACAAACTTTGTCTCCCTCGAAAACCTGCGTCGTCCACACCTTGTTGTGAAACAACGCGGCGTCGAGACTTTTTACTTGAATCCAAACTCTATGGTTGGAATCATCAAGGCGGGTTCGGGCGCAAACATCAAGGAGGAAGATTTGCGAAACTGGTTACGTCACATGCGTCGAAACATGCCGAACGCGCCTTTGTTCCGAAACCCTGCAGACAAGAAGAAATACGTCAAGGCGAAACATATCCGATTCTCACGTGAATGATTTTCTAGACTGAGAGTATGACTCCCACGAACTTTCAGCGGTTCGTGAAAGAGCTTCGAAACGTCACGAAAAACAACAAAAACCTAGCGATGATTACAAATAACCATAGTGCCGAAATCAGGTACGGACCCACGACATACGTTCGATACATACCACAGAACGGAAAGGTCTGGGCGTGGAAAGGTCAGACGGCGCCTCAACTGTATCGTCAAGGTTTAGGGAAGCGTCTCCGAGAGTATGGAGTCCGTGCGGCTATTCTCTCGGGTGTGCCTCTATATCACGAAGGGATAAACGTCATGGGACAAGTTCGCGAGCGAAACATGCCTGTTTCCACGCGAATCATGAGGAAACTCGGTGCCGTCCCAACGGGTTCTTCGAAACTGCGTTTTAAAACGAAAAAGTACTCTTTCTTGTCCGTGGTTCCCGCCCACTCCAAGGGGACGAGGTCAATGACTCGGAAGAGAAATAATATACGCAAAGGCTAAGAGATGAATCTATTAAGTTCAGCTCGGTTCGGAGACTTGGCGACGCTCAAGACGCTACTCAATCCAAGTCTCGTCAACCTCAAAAAGACTGCAGAGAAACTCAAGATTACGAAAAAGCATTAAAGCTTCGAGAGCTTCATACTTCAATGGAGGTTTCAGTCCAACTCACGTGTCCGTGTCGCCCTGGTTTTTGTTATAAAAATGCCGTGTCACTTGTCCAACACAAAAGATCCAAGATACACAAGACATGGGAGGCTCTACAGGAAAACAAGCAGGACAAGGTACGTTCAAAGCAATTTGAAAACGAAATTGAAAGACTTAAGAGTCGCCTGACGCACAAGGAACTTATCGAGGTTGAGCTCCTTAATCGTATATTCCATCTTGAAAATGAGAGGGACTACTGGAAGGCGCAGATGGATGGCGTGTACGTCAATTAACCCAAAATAAGTCCTTTGTATGTACTAAATGGACTTGTTGAACGAGTCGGAGCGCCGGTTCACCAAGAAGCTCTGTGATGCTATGATTCCCGTGATGATTGAAGCTTTCTGGGAGATTTGGCTCGAGGCCAAGAAGGAGTCCCAGGGCAAGAACACGACCCGTGTGTTTCAGGAGCTCCTTCGGGGCGTCAAGACCTGGAACTCTTCAATTTCACTCAAAAATACAGAAGCCATCATCAAGAACCAGTCCTTGTTTCCCAATCTGTTGGCGGCTGTCTTTGTGATTCATGTTAAGATTCTGAGTGCTATCAGAACCGACCGAAAGTCCAAGAAGATTAGCATTAAGCTTCCGGCAAATGACGTCTTTGTCCAACGGTGTTATGAGGCGTGTGCCAAGGACCTGTATGAGAACCCCAGCATCATCGTGGACAACAAACCCGAGGAGGAAAGAAAAGAGGTGTTGACTGCCCGGTTTTGTAAGAGGATTGGCGAAGTTATTGAAGACTTGATTCCAACAGCCGAGATTCTCAATACGTACTTGCCCTTGCCTGCAACCGGTGAGGACTTGGATATGGATCATGATGATGAGGAGGACCCCGAGGGTGAAGAGGACATCCCCGACCTCGCAGATAATGTACCGCCAGAGGAAAACGTTGATACTCTCCCCCAAAACACGGGAAACATGGAGTTTGGTAAAACTCCAGGCGGTGTTGATACCGCCGTGACGGTGAATAACTCACTGACGCCACCGAGCGTTCCAGGTACAACACCCGCACCAGTGGAAGATGAAGGCGAGTCCCTGTTTTCAGATGCGCCCACAAAAATTCAAAAATTAAACCACTCGTAATAACAGGAGGAGAATGGATCAATACTTTCGAGAGCCTATGAGTGCCGCCGTCATTGCAGCAGGTCTGGTTGCTGGTTACATACTCGCCAAGTCTAAACTTAATAACGAAGGAAAGCTGAAAAACTCTGATTATTTCAAGCCGGCATTCTTGGTCGCCGTGCTCGTGTATTTTATCGTCAGTCAGGGTCAGGGTGATTCTGGACCAATTTTGAAGGAGCCTTTTTAAAATTATAAACTGGCTACGACGGGGCAGTTAAAAACTTGGGTTTTTAACTGGGTTATATGACCACCGTAAAAGCGTTCGATGAGATGATGACGCAGTTCCTCGGGGAGCTTCACACAGTGTTTCCCGAAGAGCCGGTCAAGACGGGTCCAGACTGTAAAACTTTTATGAAGCAGGTCGCACCGTGGGCCGGTCAAATGACGGCCCGCGACGAGTCTTTCTTTTGTGACGAGAATGAGTTTGCAAAGAACCTCGACCTACATGTTATTTGGAAACGCGCGGACTGCTCAGCAAACACAAAGCAGGCTATTTGGCAGTATCTTTCATCTCTATATATGATTGCGACAACTCTGAGCATGTTTCCTCCGGAGACGCTCAGTGCCATTGAGGCGGCCGCCGAGAATTGCGCCAAGAATATGAAGTTGGGGGCAAACGGTCAGCCAGACGAAGCATCTCTGATGGCCGGCGTGAACAGTATGTTGAGTCAGATGATGAGCGGTGGCTCTGGAAACCCATTTGCATCTCTACTCGGCGGCGCCATGGCGCCACCTCCAACCCCGAGCCGACAGGCCCTCCCACCTTCAGGCAAAAAGAAAAAGAATCTCCGCAAGTAGAAGAAGTAATGGATCCCGCAAGTGTCTTCAAGTCGAGTGACCTTTTGACTTTTTGGCCCACTGCCACGCAGTCGGCAGACCAGCGCGTGTCAGCTACGACCCGTTTCATCTTGTATGCCATGTGCGTCGTGTATATTATTAACAGAGATGCACGGGTCTTTGCACTTGGCCTCGTGTCCCTCGCAATTCTGTACTATATGTGGACCACAAACATGGTCAAAGACGGGAATCTTCGTTCAACTATAGGAGACGCTCGGTACGCCACTATATTCCGCCCAAACGTTACAATGCCAACGACTGAAAACTCGATGGGCAACGTGCTTTTGAGCGACTACGTCGATAACCCAGACCGCCCGGCGGCGGCGTGGTACCCAAGCGTGCGCGGACAGGTCCAGGCTGCATGGAGCCAGATTCACCCTTTTGAGCGTCAGCGTGATGCCGAGCGTAATTTCTACTCCATGCCCGCAACAACGATTCCAAACGACCAAACAGCCTTTGCCCAGGCGGCCTACGGGAAGCCATTTGCCGCCAAGTGTCACGACCAAGGCGGGGCGGCTTGTGATCCAGATCGGTTCTACTCCGCCTTCCCAGAGCGTGTCCAGATGGAGGCTGGCAATTAAAATTAAATATGCGAATACAATAATAATGCCACAGTTTAGCTATCTGCCCCTCGTGAACGAGAAGGGCGTGTGGTATGGCCCAGCCCAGGTTGTTCTCGAAGATAAGACGAGTGTTGAAGACTCTCTCCGTGAACAACCAACAACCTCTTGGAAGAAGGGATGGTCCGAGCAGACCTACGACTTCCCCAACACGTATGTGAATCTGCCCTTGCGCGTGCTTGAATGGAACCCTACAAATACTTTTGGTGAGTACCAGAACGACCGTTTTGCCCAGCGGTACTACAACAAGGACCTCAAGACGTGGAATCGTTAAAAAAATAATGAATAAGCATAAGTAGCGATGGACCCCCTCGCGCTGGCCGCCGTTGTTGGTCTTGTGTTTGCCGGGAAGACTCTGGCGGATGGAAATGACACTTCCGCCGCTCCTAGTCCTAAACCATCAAACACGAAACCCCCCTTGACCCGTCGCCAGATCGATATGATGGCTGATTCAGTCGGTCACCGCGCAGATGCTTTCGATCTCCGGAACACGAATCCAAACTTTGGACGCCGTATTAATGATTGGCGTCTCCAACCCAAAGATGCCGTTCCGAACCTTCAGGACGTGACTCCGACCAACTCCCGGTTTCCGT